AGATGCACACTCAATACGGCGATGAGTTCAAGTTCTTTGCCGCTCACTTCAGGCCCGAGTCATACGGCCAGCTTCTCGCTGAGCGCATATACAGAGATTTCACAGGCGATGAATAACAGCGCGTTCCCGATTAGCGGTGCCCGCCCGCTTGAAGTCGGCGAAGGAGTGGTTTTCAAAACGCTGGATGAGGCATTTCAGTTCCTCACCCGACAAAGGGAAATACTCCCTACCCCGTCCGTAGACCTAACCCTAAAGCGCGTCCCGTTTGCCGGCGTGCAAAGCTACCTCGTCACCCGCAATAAATAATCGTTGCACAATATGGGTGACATACCTTACAATGGCAACCACCACGATAAATTGATAGAGCGAGACAATGATGAAGCGTTCCAGAGGTGGATGGCCCCGTTCATTGGATGGGAAGAACAAACCCCGCAGCAATCTCTTTTCCCGGCCAGTCCTAATAGGCGTAGCGCTGGCGATCCTGTTTATGTTGGCGTCAAGCCTAAGCGTTCAGGATGAGATAGCGGAAGGCACCCACTACACCGAAATGGTCTGCCAAGGCCATTGGCCGGACTACAAAGAAATTTCCCCGGATTGTTCGCAATGAGCCGCAAGGTAGGGCTTGGCCGAGAATTCCATGAATTGATGAAGATGCATGACCGGATCACAAACTTCCGAGAAGACCTTATCCGGCTAGCCAGCATCATTGAATCCCAGCATCACGAAGATGTGGCTGAGAAGCTCCTGTATCAGCAAGTCGTCGGCCCACACAAAAAGCTCGGGCGATACGCGCACCACATAGCTTCCTCATGGGCTAACTCTCGGCTCCTCGTTAAAGATGACCCGAGATCACTTCTCTGGGATGCCACGCGATGGATTGCTCTTGAAGAAGAGACGGCACGAAAGTGTGCGGTGAGGTCGGGGATGAAGTACACCGTCCCACCAGTAACCCTCCCATCGGGCGAGCTATACTCATTTGACCTTACTACCCCGCTCCGGTTGCCGTTCCCGTGGACAACGGTATCAATTCCATTAGTCCCGTCCTCGGGAGATGACTTCATCCCGAAAATCATTATCTACATGGAGTACCGGACTGCCCCCAAAGAAGGCTATCAAGAATTGGGGCTTTTGGCGGGCGAGGAATTTATATGTATGTCGCCCCACGTGGTACGAGAACACTTCGGGATCATGCCCACTCCCGCAGAGATTCACTTCAAACTCACTGAAGACCCCGAGCCTGAAATGGTTGAGGCATGGTTATCTAAACCATCCAAGCTCGGCGAAGATATGCTGAGTTCTTTCGCTGCCCTCGGGCTGACTTGGTGGGAAATGCTAAATAGCAGAGGCACCCACGCTCGCACTCATAGCGGGCTAAAGCCATCACTTACCCGAAAGATAAAACCCCACCACGGGCATCGTTATCCCCGGTTTGAGCATGTAGTGCTGGAGCGTGAAATAGACCCTGACCCTGACCCGCGAGGCGAGTCAATCGCCAGAGCGCCGGGGCAGGTTCGCAAGCATTTCAGATCAGGCCATTGGAGGCACTACTCCAAGCCGCTCAAGTCTGGCCCAAACGCCGGGAGGATGCGGACATGGGTAAGAGATTCAGCACCCGGCAATGCTGAGCTTGGAATACTCAAAACCGACCTCGTTTTAACCAATAAGGAAAAAGAATGATCTGCCCAATCTGCAAGCGCGAAGTAGTTAATGCCGGGAAATGTCGGAACTGCGAGAACGTCATTCCTATGCACTCTGGCTTGCCCTCAATTAGTCAATGGCTGGACTCGTTCCCCCGCATTAACGGCGAAGCGGCTCCCGTCAAGGACGCCCGGATAGAAAACTATGTCGGCAAGCTAACCAACAAAATGTTGGAAGTTGAAATCCTTACAGAAGAGCTTGCCCAGCGCACCAAAACCCTAGAGCGCCTGTCAGACAATCTTGAAAACAAGATACAAGAAATGGATGCACTAGTACAAAAAGTACTTGCAGACTCCGAGTAACAGGGTTACCATTGTAACCTAAATGAGAAGAGACGCAGAGATGATAAGGAATTCGGACTACACACCGACCATTGAAATCGAGCTTACGGATGCATGGCTAGAAGATTGGTTCAACACTGACGGCACCATGACCGAGGATGAGGTCGAGGACTGGATAGACCGCTGGATGGACCGGGCCATTGAATTGCTTGAAGAGGATTCCGGGGTAATCGCTTACCGAGGTGACCGCCTAAGCGACCGAGTATTTGAGGACGGCAAAGAAGTTGATGTGCCCGACTGGGTAGACAACATTCTTCACACGGTAAACGCAGAATTTTCTGGTGAAATAAAAAAGCAATGAATGAAATCAAAAAAATAAAAGCCGAGGAGTTGGTTGACTTCTTCACCCTCCGGTCAATGGAGTCAACCTATGCCGACATGGCAGAGATGTACGGGATTGAGAATCAGGCAGAAATTGATACCCGCATGGGAAACCTGTACGGGGATAAGTGGCTTTCTGCCCGCGAACAGATATGGCAGGACTACGACCGCAATGAAGATGATGGCGTAGTTATGGTTGAGGTGGACTGGAAATGAACGGAGCCGATCTTAAAAAACTACGCAACGATCACGGGGTAACTCAAGATCAGCTTGCTGATGGCCTCGGGTACATCACCAAGGGCGTACCGAACGGGTCAATGATTGCCCGTATGGAAAACGGTTACGCGACAATCAATCGGAGACTTGAACTGGCCGTCATTGGCTTTTTCTTCCTCCGGCAGAACTCCTGCCCGCTAAAGCTCGCAGGATGCCCAATACAGATAGCACACATTCAACAAGGATCAAGTGATGCCTAGAACACCCTTCGGGAAAACCACATCAACAGAAAACCCCTACGCAATATATTCAGGCCCGAACGGGTTTGAGTGGCGAGTGCTGAAAACCTATCAGCATCCAGAGAACGAGGGTACTCATGCCCGCTGGTTCGTGGCAGCTAAGAGCAATCACACCCGTGGAGAGTATGAATACGGAGATACATACGCTGGAGAAATCCAGCACCACGGGGTGCTAGTTCACGCCTCTCCAATCTGGATTGAGCTATACGGCCCGCTCTGGGGGAGAGGCGATCCGGTAGAAGCCAACTTCTAGGGAGTCGCCATGCACGAAGAATTACAACAGTCTATCAGCGAGCTTTTGCGTTCCGCATCTATTCCGAGATACACATGGTGGAGCCTTGCCCTCGCCACGATTATCTCATTCGCTTTAGGGGCGTCTCTTTTTTAACACCAATCAAGGACAGAATGTCTTCCGGGGCGCTGGTGATCTGCTTGGGGCTATACCTAAGCACTCGCCAGCCCGCGAGAACTGCCTGATTGTACTTCTCCAGATCGCCCTCAAACCCTTTCCCTCTGGTATGCCTGCCAGACACGTACAGCCCGCCCTCAACCTCTAACGCTATTCGCCTTTCCAGAGGCAGAATGACAAAATCAAAACGCCACCGTCTGGTCGGATGAAACCTGACTTCCCTCTGATACTTGATCCCGCTTGCTCTCAGGAGTAGGGCCATCTCCTCTTCAGCGCGGGATTTCACCGATACCCAACCCAAGCAAACCGCTTACGATCCCCCAAGTAATACGGATCGTCCTGATTCGTGTACGCCTCCCGTTCAAACGGGATAGATAGATAGGCCACCACGTCCCGCCTAAGCAACCCTTGAACCCAGAACAACACATACAAGATGTAAAAAGGGATCACCCATAGCTCGCGCTGCTGAGCGAGATGGATTTGCTCATGGTTGTGGATTTCTTTGTCGTGTTTTAGCTCTGGAACAATAAAAGCAAACGGCCATAGAGCTATGCCCCCATTCCCGCCGCTCATCCAGCGAGCGAGCTTCGTATAGATAATCATCCACTCAATACCATGTCTCGGAGCCGTTCCGCCCTAGCGCCAACCTGCTTACTCCATCTGGAATCCATCATCTCAACCGCAGCGGTTTCCCAGTCCCCGGCCTTCATCGCAGCCAGAAACTTAGAAAACCCCTTGAGCCTAGTGATGCCCAAGTTAAACGCCATATTCACCAGCACCCGCTGACGCACTTCATCAATATCATCAAACCACTCAAACGCCCGATTCAGTTCGTCAATGGCGGTATCAATGTCATTGGAAAGCATGAATTCCGCCTCTGCAATAGAAACGCCAACATGCTCCAAATTTCTACCAATTCCAATAGTCCAGATACCCTCAGTATCTTGGTACGCTTTTAGGACAATGCCCTCGTCCCGCTTCAGTTCCGTGATTAGCTCGTCGCGATTCATGCCCACACCTTTTTCTTTGTTCCGCCGTGATACTCCACGGCATGGCCCTCATCAATAAGCATCTGACAGATGTCACCCCCGTCCTTGGTGTACGGAACGCCAAGAATCCGGCCATACTTGCCCTTCCCTAGAGATTTGACTTGCAACTCCTCCCCGCATAACTCTATGAGGCGAGCTTTGGCTGCGAGTCCCAGCTTTTTCTCTTCTAGGTTTCTGGTGCGGCTCTCTGGAGTATCTATGCCTGAAAGCCTGACCCGCTGCTTCTTCAGCCAGACGGAGAACCCAAGGTCTATATCTACGTCAATCGTATCGCCGTCAATGACCCGGATCAGGGTGCAGTTATAGCGGTGCGCTTTATCCTCCATCGTCCTCCTCCTCCAGCTTTCTGTAGTAGTCCACGATATTAAGGATCTGCCGCAGGTAGCGCTTGATGTCGGCCATGTTAGATGAAAGGTTCTCGTAGCTTTTTGTACTCATCGCGTACCAAACATTCGTAGGAGCTTCGCCCGCCCGCAGGTCGTTGATGTACTCCTCCATTTCGTCAGGCGTCAGCACCGCCCACTCAACCGGAAGAAACTGTATCTCCGCAGGCAGGGCCGGATGATAGACCGGGGCAGGCTTCTCTATGGTTACAACTTCGACCTGTGCTACCTCTGGGATAGGTTCATTCCGATCTACAAGAGAGCAGCCGCTAAGGGCGATCAGGATCAGTAATGGCCGCAAGCTCATCTCCCACCTCCTTGGTGCCTTTGTTAATGATCTTGGCAATCAACCCCGGCTTCCTGAGAGAAAGCATGTTCAGGTCATGCTTCGCAAACTTTGCCCGCAGATTAGTAACCTCCTGCACTGCCTTTTGATTATCTGATTCAAGGCCTCTTATTTTTTCCTGTTGTACCTTTTGATCCTCAAGCGCTTGAGTTATCCGCTGGTTTTGGTCAGTTATGGTTCCCTTCAGGACTGCCTCATTGTTGATGGCAACCTGTAACTGAGCCATCAAGGCTTCTCGTTCTGCTTCCGCCTTATCAACGTGCAACTTAAACGCCGCCCCGGTAATTACGAGAGCCGCGCCTAGACCCATACTTAACTGCCACATATACTCACCCTAGGCAGGGGCATCCCCGCCCGATGCAGCCCTTGTCTAGCCCCCGGTCGGCAATCCCAAAGCCCACCGGGGGCACCTACTTGTCCTTGCCTTTGCTGGTCCCGGCATACAATCCAAACCACGCAGCGCCGGCCCCGACTATGATGGAGATTAGCCCTGACTGCTCTAGCGATGGGTTGGGTAGATCCATGAACCACATCACCGAGTAATAAAGCAAGAAAATATAAACACCCAGAAAGGTGCGGGGGAAGATTCTCCAGCTATCAATAGCCTGCGCCAAATCAATCCACTTTTGATAACGATTAACCCCACGATCAACGGATGACGCGCCTACCTCAACCTCAATTTCAACCTTCTTTCTGATTGGCTCGCTCATCATCACCTCTTGACGGTAAACACTGGAACCTTCTTGGCTTTACCCTTAAAGGCCATCGCTTTCAGGGATTCTATCTCTTCCGGCACACATTGGGCAGTCTTTGGCCCAATAAGTATATCCGTCTCCGCTTCCTTTGTGCCTGACTCAAGGCGAGCCGCTAGATTTACCGCATCACCGATAGCCGTATAGTCAAAGCGGGTGTCTGAACCCATGTTTCCTACGATGGCCGGTCCCGTGTTTATGCCTATCCCAATGTGGACTGGATCAAGGCCCATCTCTGATAGCTCGCTGTTCATTTCTTTCATGTTCTGCTGTATGTCCTTGGCACACTGAAGCGCGGCAGCAGGATGATCCTCCATATCTAAAGGAGCGCCGAATATAGCCATCATGGCGTCACCGATGTACTTGTCCACCATCCCGCCGTTTTTCATAACAGCAGACGCTTGAGCGGTCAGCGCCTTGTTCATAACCAGAACAACTTGCTCCGGTTCTAGCCGCTCAGACATAGCGGTAAACCCTCGGACATCAGTGAATAAGAACGTGCAATCCCGACGCTCCCCGCCCAGCTTCAATGCATCAGGGTTGTCTTGCAGCCGCTTGACCTGACGAGGGTCCAGATAATGCTCAAACTGCTTCTTGATCTGTTGGCGTAGACGGTACTGCTCGCGGTATTTGAGGAAGAACCCCAGCGTCGCGGTTACAAACTCACTAAGAACCGCCCAAGACACATCAACCAGAAACCCAGACCCGGCCAAGTAAGCCCCCACCGTTCCCGTGCCGGCCATTACGGTAAAGGCACCCAATGCCCCGCCCGCAACAGGAAAAACGCTTAAAGCCGACCACACAAGCCCTAGCCCCACCAAAAAAATAAAAAGCTCCAGACCTTGGGCAAAGGCCGGAACATTCGGCACCACTACTCCGCTAGATGCAGAGACCATTGTTTCAGCCAGAGCCGCCTGCACATGATGCGGGTACATCAGCCCCGCTGGCGTGGCAATCTGCGGAAGCACTCCCTTAGCCGTAACCCCCACGATGACAAACCGGCCCGCAACATCCATATCCGCTAAGGTGGTTCTTTTAGTGTCTGCCCAGCTAACCCACAATTGACCATCTAAGTCGGTCGGGATTGGATCAAGCTGCCTGACCCTGATCGCCTCAATGCCCTCCGGGGTTGTTTTGATCTGATAAGTGCTGGTCCCTGTAACTGCCTTGAGGATTTGGGTTCCGAGAGCAGCAACCCATCCGTCCTCAGTACGCATGAGGGCAGGCATCTGCCTAACCAATGTATCCGCCCCGGTTCTGGCTGAAACGATCCCCTGTAGCGCTTGAGATGCCAATACGGGCACGTTCTCGGTTATGGCTTGCGCCCGCACACCTTCGGCCCCCGGCCCCATGATTACCGTGCCTTCAGTCTTCGGATTGGTTGTGCCTGTCTCGGTTTCAAACGCCGCCAGAACGCTCGGGGCATATGAAAGCGCTTCAGCAAACACCTCATCCCCGCCAAACCTGTCAGGCTCAGAGAACGCAACAACCCACGCCACCCCAATAGCCCCGGCATTCAGCAGATCAACGTGAATTTGCGCCAAGTCTGCGCGGGGGAACGGCCAGCCACCAGCCTCCCTCACGTCATCCTCTGATATGTCTAGGATGACAAAGTTCTCCGTCTCAGGAATAGGAGAGACCAGCGCATCAAAGGTTTTGAGCTTTAGGATTTCTCTAGGCCCAAACTGAATTAGCAGAGGCACCGCAAGAATTAAGACAAGAGGAAGGGCATACCTGATACGCATAAAAAACCCGCCGATGAAAGGGCGGGTATCTTATGCCTTGCGTTCGCTCAGCAGTAGTAAGGACGCTCCTGTGGGTAACTCTCTCCGGGGCTGGCCTCGATGTACGCCCTGAGCTGAACCGTGCCCCAAACGCCACCCGGAATCAGGTAATCATCGTCCCCGTTCCCTTCTGGGTCTCGACCATCGTAATCACCAAACCCATCCACGCGGCCCTGCGTCGCAATCCTACAGTCCAGCGAGGCGTCTTCAATATTCACGCCTTCAGCCTCAAAGAAGTCCTTGAAGTTGATCGTGTCATCCATCAGGGCCATACGCAGCTTTTTTTCTATCTCTTCTGCATCCTCTGAGGGAAGCTTGACGCCAAAAATAAACTCCCCGGTTGAATACCACCATCCTCCCTCTTCCGGTCCGCCGTAAGCCTTGCCAACTTCGTAGATATTCAGATACATCAGTGGTTTCCTTTTCAATTTAAGTGTTAGCGGTTGAATCAATTGCGGCTACATTTCCCCCCAACGGCTACCACCGTTGACGCGGGGGAGGGGGGCCGTCTTCATCAATCCTATTTCTCTAGCGCTTTGGTTACCCAAGAGCGCGGTCTGACCTATCCGCCGTGCCTGACCAATGATACCCCCTCATGCTTGTTCCTATACCCAAGAAGCCCCGGCAGTCGCCGAGGCTCAAGGAGTTGGTTGGTGGTTAGCCTTTCACCAACGCTGAAGTGATCAGGACCAAAGGCTGCTCTGAGACCCAGCCGCCCTCTTCGCCAG